GTTTTTTTTTTTTTTTTTTTTTTTGACCTAATTTTAAACCATTACATTGGTTATTAATAAAAATAAACAAGTTGGAACGAAATACATCGCCCATGATACAAAAATCCGTATTAAATAAATACAAAAATAGCATGAAAAGTTAATTAAAAATATAGAAAAAGTCTTATATCGAAAATCGCATCGTCAGTTTTACATAAACAAGATAAAAAAGGATTTTATTTCAGAAATCATAACTGTATTGTTTTTACTCAGAAACAAGGAAACTGTCTATTTTAATCTAAATAGCAAATCTAATAGGCTCGAACTCTAGTACATTGTGGAATACCCAATTGACTACCAAACATAAAATCAGGGCCAACCGCCATATAACAGTTTTGAGTACCAAGTGCAGAGGTATAATTAAATATCAAACCTGTAGCTGGTATAGTATCAATGGTATCACGATTGACTTTCATCAACTTACAGTGTGTTGCACCATAATATGGTATTATAAAATCATCATTCAATTGAAAATCACTTCTATACACGACAGCATGCCCGAGTAGATCATAATTAGAAACATTATTTATATTCAAAGGAGTGAAATTACTAAAGAAAGTTCCTCCAAAATTATTAGAATAAGGTATAGTGTATCCAATTCTTAAAGCAGAACTATTACCATCAGCAACAAAACGTATACCACCTCTCCAAAATCTAAATAATGGCCATAAAGCAATAAAATAACAATAATTTCCAGGAAGAGCCGAGTTAGCAGTTCCATAATCACCATCAGTATAAATCTGAACACCACCAGGTGGAGTAATAGTCAAGAAAGGGGTCAATATAGAAGCCAACTGTTTAACCGAAGTTATTTTTGTTGCAACATGCTTACCATGATAAACACGAACAGATTGCTTTGCAAAAGATGGGTAGTCTTTATTCATCAAATATTCGGTACTCAAACATGGAGTAACATCTTGACCAGCGACAATTTCAGATTCAACAGCAAAATCAGCGTCCATATAATTTGTACTATTCATAGAAAACTCAAAGTCCGGAGCCGCTGAACAAAATATTTGACAAAATATATCAGGAGTAATAGCACTACTTGAAGTTAACTCATTGATTATAGACATACCAATATAACCATTAGCATAATCCATTTGAATAGAAGGAGTAACAGTCGTATATGTACCAACCGGTCTCCAAGCATATAATTGATTGAAAGGAATCGTTAAAGAATAATCTTTCTGTTGCTTAATATCTATAATAGTATTAACCACATTGAATGTATCATCTAACGAAAGTGAAGCTGTAGTCCAGTTCGTACCTTCTGGCAATCTAGGAACCCAATATATTTTGACTCTAAGAGAATGAAACATCGAACAAGCAAAAGAAAAGTGGAAACGAAGCCCACCTCTCCATAAACTAAAAAATCTAGATACAAATTCAATAGGTAATCCAACAAAAGCGGTAGGATTATAAACGTTATCAAGAGGTATATTTATCAACCAACGAGGTGACAAAAGTTGTCTCCATATAGTAACACCACTAGTTACACTAGACTGTATCCGTATTGTTTGAAGTAAAGCTGGTCTGGAAATTATTTTAATAATATCCATACAATCAGGGGTATCATTAACAAAACCAAAATCCATGTCTGTTTCAGCAGTTTGGTGTGGACCTACAACTTCAGTAGTGGGTAAATCATCAATTCTACCGTAAATAGTCCCTCTATCAATAACAGGCATAACAGCCCTAAGATTTGGTTGAACAGAATGATATGGTTTAGACAAGACACGTGAACTAGAACCAATATCATCCACAACCTCAGATGTTTTATTGATATTATCAGCAACTAGACCTTTAAGAGTTTTATTAATTTTTACGGAACTAAAACTCTCAACAGTGAAATTATTCGAAAAATTATATTCTCGCAACTCTGGATCATAAATTTGGCAAGTAATCATAAAACCAACTGACGGAGGAGTAACACCAGTAGCAATCGAAAGAGGAACACTAACATAACCTCTGACCGCATACATATCATACACATTACCTCCAACATTCAAATAATCACGAAAATACGCAAACGGCAAATCTATTTCACAAGTCTCTTGTTTATTAGCATCAATTTGTACCCAAGGGAAAGACGAAGCACTTGCAATATTATCATAAGATGGATTCATATCATCAGGACAAGGAACCCAACAAATAAGGATTCTACCATAATGTTGTGAAGTACTATTCAATCTAATTTTAACCCTAAAATTGGGCCTCCAAAAAGCTGCACCACCAAGATGAGCAGTCAACATAGTCTTTAAATACAAAATTTGAGGAAAACTCAAATCAAACAATTTCGTACCATAAGTATTCGTTGAGATCCATAATCCATCATAAATTTGATAAGGTCTTTCTATGTAATTAGGTAAATTAACTGGTTGACCAATTTTATACAATGTTAAAGAATTATTTTGCTCAACAGCAACAGTTTCCTCAACTGCTTCATCAAATTTTGTGAGTTTTTCCAAATCTGTATTTTCAGCTTCAGCTAAAAACTTATCATCAAAAATATTTTCTGGAGGGCACTCCAGTTCTACGGTTTTTCCATTAAAATTAAAAGATTGAGCAACCAGATGTAATTTTGAGGAAGTCTCTGGTCGAAATTGTTCCTCAGTGTGAACGGTCTTTTCAGTCAAACCACGGACGGGGCCAAGCATAGCAGCTTTAAAATTACTGTTCAACGATTGTACTTTTAAAGAGTTCACAGGCTTGTTTTTACATCTTCTACATGTATGTACAAATTTCAAATATTCTTCATATTCTCTTTTAATATGTGCATGTTCAAATGTATTACCACAATATTCGCACAAGTGTCTATGTAAAATTCGCTCTCCTTGTGCAGCAAAAAGCAAACTTTTGTGGTCATAACCATCAATACCACGTTGATCTAAAATAGCTCCTATCATAGGCTGTCGTTTCTCTTTGATATAAATGTATTCTCCAGGGAAAATATCCGACATATATTCGAGAAAAGTAGAAAAACCACTTCTATCAATAACCACTTGAAATTGACTTTCATAATCTGAAATTATTCTCATGACAACTTTCATTTCACTATCAAAAACTTGTTCACCATGCATTGATAGTTCTCTTGACAAAAGCCAAAGATTTGAAGTTAAATCCTCAAGTTCATGATTATTACGACTCAACCATCTCGGGAACTCATATAACAACCCAAGATCAAAAGGAGCAAACACTAAATGTTCATCAATAATTAAAAATTTCCTCTTCAAGTAACTAACTTCATCAACAGAAACAAAAGGGACAGTTATAGCTTTCTTATCAGCAGTAGTACAACGAATATCATATTCCAACATCAATTTAGAATATGTTACCATATTATATTGATGTGCAATCCTATCAGAAACAACTATAACATTATCGTCACCAAAAACAGAATCATCAACATTTTTCCTATATTCAAAAATAGGTAATTCAGTCAACATCATAAAAGCAATTCTCAAAAGTATCATATTTATAATGCAATTCAATAAAGTTGTTATTCCATTACCAGAAGGATGACCTTGATGTGTCATAAAAATGATATTCTTAACAATATGTAAAGCTCCAAAAAGCATTCTTATAATTGTTTCTCTAGCATTTCTATCGCCTTTATTTCCTTTATAAAATTGATCCGTAACATATAACATTCCAAGAGCAAGTTGCAAAATCAGGGAACTATCAAAACCTTCATAATCCAAATTCATAAAATTCTTATCACTAATTTTGAAAAATCTCCTAAGTAATTGTCCCCACTCATCGGAAACAGGATTGATACCAATAGCTGGTTCACCTTCTAAATGCGTTGCTTTACAATGAGCAAACAAAAATCCAAAATATTTTCTAACCAACAAAGTAAATTCAACTGGACAAACTTGGAAAATTCTAGCTTTTAAAGCTTTAACTTTTTCCAACGATCTTTTCTCCATTTTAAGTGTATCGCAAAGAATAACTTCAGGTGCTATCCTATTACGGATCTTATCATCCATGTCGTTAACAATTTTCCGCATATATTCATCCATATCAATAGTATTATCAATACGACGATGAAAATGATCATATTTCCCAACTTGACGTCTCCGGAGAACGTGGGGATATCCCGGAGACGTGGACAAATCAATCGGTCCTAACTGGTCTCCAACTCCATTCAACATTTCATGTTCATCTAAAACTTTAGGATCAGTTGAATATGCAGATCTATTAACAATAATCGAAGCAAAAACATGTTTAGCAGCTTGATCAACTAAATCTTGGGGAAAAGTTTTTGTTATTCTATTGAACTTCATAATTCCTTTCTTCATAGGAGATTCACCATCAGTTTTTCGTAAAATAACCGGTGCCAGTTCACTAGGGCCTCTGTATTTCTCAACAATAGGTTCCATTCTAGATTTGTGCCATTTATTATCATTTCCAATCGAAACTTGTTCACTTAATTTAACTCTTCCAAGAAAAGTGACTGGTAAATCATCATATTCACATACAATATCACCAGGTTCGGGTCCAGTCTCAACGAAACCCGTAGTCTCTTCATAATTAACAGTTTGAAAATAGGAAAAAGCTGACATTATCATTTCTTGAGAAACTCCAATTACAACACCATAACCCTTATCGTGATTCGCACCAACGTGCATTCCAAGACACATGGGAACACCACAAGATTTATCATTATGTATAAATATAGAACCACAAGAACCTTTCTTAGTGGCAAATCCATTGGTCAAATAGCCCTCAATTACTTTCAATGTAACATCTTCATTAGAATCGTTTTTAATTTTGTATCCCCAAGTCTTCTTAATGTCTCGAAAAGTTTGAACTTTTCCTCCAGTCTGAATAATTGTAGTAGAAAACTCATTACATAAATCTAATGAAGCTAACATAGCACCTTC